CTAAAGATAAAAAAGAAAAGCCAGTCTTGAATCTTGATGATAAAGAGTACATTATCGAAGATATGACTGACGAACAGAAAATGATGGTAAATCACATTAACGATTTGCAGAACAAACAGAATACGAATCAGTTTATGGCTGACCAACTTTCTGTTGGTAAAGAAGCATTCATTAATATGCTACGTGCATCATTGGAAGCTGAACCTGAAGAGGCTGAAGCAGAAGCGTGAAAATAAGCAAGTATTTCTCATGGGTTAATTCTAAGTTAAATGTCTGGAGTTTCTGGCATCTACTTGGTGGACTATTCTTAACAAAGGTATTCTACTGGTTTGGATTTGTTGGACTTCAGAATATTGGATTAGTGTTTGCTATGGCAATCCTATGGGAAGCTATTGAATATTATGTGGAAAATTGGAAGCCTTATGGCTCTGTGAGGAGATGGGCTGAAGATTCATTCCTTGATATATTCATAGCTACTGCTTGCGCGTGGTGGGTAATGTTATGATTGTAAGAAGGTGTAGTCAGGGTCATCGAGTTAGGATTCATAGAAATACAACTCCCGGTGCTACTCGCACTAAAACATATGCAGATGGGTCTACTGAGACTCTGACGTACCCTTCGTCTTATGATTACTTTGTTGATGTAGATGGTACAGTAGCTAAGAAAACTAATAGTTTTAAGACTGTTGAAGAATACTTTGTTGCTGAATGTGCTAAGAAGCATGGTGATGGACATGGTAGATTGATAGTAGGAGGTCATCATATCATTAATGGTGTCGCTACTACACAAGCAGATTATCCTACAGATAGTAATACTAAATCAGAAATAAAAGATTTCTATGATAAACGTGGAGTTGTTTATGGTGGAAGTGAAACTAAATCAGAACTTCTTTCAAGAATAGTCCCTATGTATAGTGGTGATACAGAAGTTTCTAAACATATAAAGGAGTAGTAAAATGGCTAAAACAAAGGCAAAGGGCCCAATTTCAAAAAGGTAAATAATATGAATAATATTTCAACATCTTATGACATCCCTGTAAACTATGTTTTTACGGGAATTAAGTGAGTGAAAAAGTACAGACTGCTAGGAGTTATAAGGGCACTGTCATTGATGATAATGCTGTCGTTAGTATTAACCTCAAATGGCTGGGCCAGTTACTTGTTTTGGTCAGCATGCTTGTTTATGGTTATTGGCGCATCGAGTCTCGGTTGGGACAGCTTGAAGATGAAATGCTCACCGCTGATGTTAAGATTGAAGACTTACTTGACAAGCATATGGCTGAAGAAAAGATACAAAGAGAGCAATTAGAGGAAAAAGTAAACTTCTATGAAAAAGAATTTAATATTAATCCATTAAGTTGGGGAAAGCGGAAAAAATAAAATGAATGAATTTTTAGCATTATACGCAGAATATGGAATGATTGGTGTTGTTGGATGTATGTTTGTTTTTATGGTTTATCAAAATGCGAAAAGAAGCGAACAGCAAGCCGAGGCTATTGAAGCCCTAAAAATTGAAAATGAAGGGCAGTCAAAAAATATTGAGAATATTGAGGCAATTGTGCTTAAATTCTTAGATAGATGGAACCGTTCTGACGAAACAAGAGACAGGCGACATGAAGATTTAGTAAAAGAAATAAATGACATGAGTGATGTCCTTATGGAAATTAAAGGTTCTTTAAGTAGAGTAAATGGAAGAAACTAATGAAGTTAGCAGAATTATATAATAAAGGTATGCAACAAAAGGCATCCCCACAGGAGCCGGAACAACCTAATAAACCAAACAAGTCTAATGTGAATATAGTAGTTAAGTTCCCAGAAGTCTCAGCTTTGATTAAACATTTAGATATGTTGTATTCTCATATGATAGTAAACAATATGAATAATGCATCTAATAATTCTATGTGGGAAAAAGTTGGTTGGTTTAATCCAGGCCAAGGGGCGGTTAAGCAGTCTCAAAGTGTGAACTAATGGACACTCTAAAGATAGCCGCAATTAGCTTTAGCAATTACATAATAGGATTAACTGAAATACATGAGATGATGCAAATTATAGTTGCATTACTTTCAATAATTTTATTACTAATGAACATAAAAAAAGGAAAATAAAATGGACATTAAATCAATGTTGTTAAAACTTGCCGAAGAGCAAGCTGAGAAAATGCAAGAACAGGCTATGGAGCATTTAGCTTCAGATGAAATGTCTGAGCAGATTGCAAGTGCAATTAATAAGCGTATTGACATCCCATTTGTATCAGAAGAAAAAGAACAGATATTCTTTGAAAAAGTAGTTGATGTTGTTACAGATGTTTTAGAAGGTGTATTTAAAGGGGGTAAGTAATGGCAAAATGTAAAACAGGACAAGTTTGGAACCAAAAAACCAAATCTTGTGTCAATAAGAAAAAAGAATTAACCCCTGCTCAAAAAAGACGGGAACAAAGAATAAATCTTGGCACTAAAGAAGAAGCTGAGAAAAAGGGGAACCCTTGGGTAACTATTGAAGAATATGAAAAGACCGTGGGACAATCCGATAGGACAAAATTGGAAATGGCTCGAAAGCGGAAACATGAATATTTATTAAAAAAGAAAAAAAAATTGACTAAGAGTCAGAGAGAAAATCAGACGCTTACAGGTTGGAGGAAATAATAATATGCCAGCAATAAAGAAACAACCTAAGAAGGTTTCAAAGTCTGATAATACGTCAGAAAACCTTAACAAAGCTGTCACATTTCTTCTTGATGAATTAGATTCTCTAAGAGCTAAAGTTGATAAAATCGCAGGTAGAATGGGTATGTAATGGCTGATGTCATTGGATTATCAGATGTATCTACACCAGATACAGGTAAAGGAAGTCAATTAAAAACAGGTGGTAGGAGAAAACATAATATGGCTGAGAAGTGTAAAAAAGGATTTAAAAAGGTTGGTGGTAAGTGTGTGCTTATTAAGAAGTCGACCTTAAAAAGTCAGATAAAGTCTATTGAGAGAGGGGAATATTGGGATTCTGGTGGTAAAAAAAATCCTGAATTAAATACTTCTGATTCAACTCGAGTAAGAAAACAGAAGATTAAAGAACTAAAAGAATATCACAAAAGAATAGGTGGGAAATAAGATATGCCAAGTAAATCTAAAAGATTAATATCCTGCATGGAAAATGCAAAAGGGAATGCTCGTAAAATAAAAGCCTGTAAAATACAATTCGCAGCTCAAACTAATACAGCGAAACAACATGGTTGGAAACCAAAGGGGTAGATATGCCAAGTAAAGAAAAATGTAAAAGTTGGAAAAAGATGGGGTATAAGAGCATGAAAGATTGCACCTCTTATGGGCAAAAGAAAACTACCTTAGAAAGTCAACAAGAAAAATTGATGGAAAAGCAAACTGGCAAAGATTTGCAAAGGAAGCATAGTGCCTAAGCGAGTAGATTTATTTGGGCATGATAAAGGAGCTGGTGATACTATCAGCCGTATAATTAAAACTGTCACTCGTGGCAAAATAGAGGAGTGTGGAGGATGCCAAAAGCGTCGAGATACATTGAACAAGATAATTCCTTACAGGAACAACGAGAAGAAGCGTTACGAGTAAAAGACGGTGGTTCTATAGAAGGAGTTGAAGGTGGTCTACGATTAGACGTATTCGACCATGATGACCCTGAAGATTTACAATGCATTTGTGATTTACCTGAAAATGCGCAAGACTACATTATACAAGATATAGAGTACGAAGACTCTAATGCCTAAACAGATATTAGAGATTAACCCTTTCCACGGTGGTCTTAATAACAATGGAGACCCAAGAGATATAAAAGTAGAAGAACTATCTCAAGCCCAAGATATTATGGTAGATGAGATAGGTAAAGTACGAACAATGGGTAGCCATGTTGCTCATGACTCTAGTTCTAAGTCAGTAACTATTACTGAAGGTCATGGTTTATTTTCTTTTTCACACGATAGGATGGGGGCTCATCTTGACACAGAGCATTTGAATGAAACTGATTTTGCAACACATGCTAATTGGGATGTTACTGGTAAATGTGTTGACTCGGGAGGTAATCTTACTTGGACATTTGGTAGCGGAGCCTTAGACGGAACAGCTCAGCAAGTATATGGAGATAGAGCTCAATTAGGTGTCCCAAATATTGAATATACATTTAAATATACTGTAGCAGTTACAACAGCTCCAGATTATTTTACACTTACATTAGATAATTTCCCATCATCTTCAACTACGCTACCATTTACAGCTGGAACACATCTGGTGACTTTTACTTCTCACTCTAGTTGTGCTTCGAGAGAATTTACTATAACTGGGACAGATGATGTTGGAGGCACGACTACTCAAGGTGTCTTTTCCATTGATGATGTTTCTCTTTATATTACTGATAAAACTGGTAATAATTATTTAGCATTAGCTAATTCAGATACTGGTGCAGATATTGAGATATATTCTGATGATGATGATAGTTGGAGCTCTTCTTCTAGAATAGTGTTAGGAGATGGCAGTAGCACTGCAGGTATGAAAGCCGTTTATTATATAGCTGATGGTAATTTAAGAGTAAGTGATGGAGCTTTTGGGTCAGATAAAAGAGTTAAATGGTATGGATATATAGATAGATATTTTTATGGAGATGGAGTGGAAGGACTTGATTCTGGAGGGCATGGTAATGGAACTCAGGTGAGCAAATGGCATTCCGCTAATGCTAGTATAGAACCATTGGCAGTTAATATAGGTATATCTGGGGCTACTCCTGTCACAAGCGCGATGGTTCCATCAGAGAATGTTCCAATAACTCTTTGGGCTATCGGTTATGAAAAAGAAGCTCTTGATGTAAGAGATGGTGCTCCAAATACAACGACAGATACAGATAAAATATTTTGGCAATGTGATGTTGATGTATCTGCAGACCAAATAGGGGCTGATACTGCTGTTTCGGATAAAGATATAGATATAGAAAATTTTGTTTCTGTTGGAGATAAGGTTGTTGTAACTGCATCGGCTGGTCAAGCGGAAGCTAATGGTCAATCTATAAATGGTCAAATATTAACCGTCGCAAGCATAAGCACTGGCTCAACAAATAGTTTTAAAACTGAAGAAACATTGGGTGGTGCTGATGATAATAACGATGAGTTATATATTACAAACTTATCAAAGTCTGGTTGGTTTGACTCAACTAATCCTAATTTTGAATGGGCTGTTTCAACATTATATGATGATAACAAAGCTGAAAGCGCATTGTTTGAAATAAAATATACAGGAGTACATGATGGTGGAGACGGTTCTAATCATTTAGATGATGCTGATGGAGCTTTTCCAAATACTCATTTAAAGTATTGGGTAGTTGAAAATGTAACAGACGATAGTACTGCTGTAATTACTTCTAATACCACCACTACTGTTAATGGAATATTATCTGGAGGGGATGACAATGATTGGGACGATGGAGATGTTTATAAAATATCCTTAATGACCCCAGCAGTGTTTATAGGAGATAATTTAACTAGTGGTTTTAATAAAATAAAATTTATTCCTTTACTTTGGGCTGACGAATCTACTGGTTTACATATTACTTATCCGAGAGTTTCTGGCTTTAAAATCTATATGAGAAGACAAGATTCTCCCACTTGGTATTTACAAACTGAACTTGATGTCACTAGGGGTATAAAATTAATGGGAGAAGGGACTTGGAATATGTGGGCTGATGCCTATACTCCCGTTATAGGAAATGCGGTTGGGGCGGAATCCGAAAGGACTACTTCTATGAGGCTAATAGAAAGTCATCAAAGTGAAACTGGTTTTAATTTTTATAATAAGAATATTGGATTTAATGCAGATGGATTAGGGTTTGCAACAGCTGTAGTTGCTAATAGAAGAGCTTATGTTGGAAATGTAAGGATTAAAGATGGTGGTGGCAATGTTAAATATCTTCCAGATGCTATTTTAAAATCTAATGTAAACGCTTTTGATGCTTTTGTATTTGAAAATAGAATTGAAGCTTCTATTAATGATGGTGCTAAGATAATAAAGTTAGAAGAATTTGCAGATAGGTTATTAGAATTTAAAGAAAATAAAATGACATTAATTAATATATCTCAAAACGTAGAGTTTTTAGAGGATGTATTTATGCATAAAGGTGTTGTTGCTCCGTCAGCAACTTGCAAAACGGATTATGGGATTGCTTGGGTAAATGAGAATGGTTGTTATTTATATGACGGACAGAGAGTAAATGATTTACTTGAGAAAGGTGGGGTGCAAATTATTAAAGAAAGCGAATGGCGTTCATTTATTGGAACCGCTCCTATGATTGGATATGTCCCAAAGAAGAGACAACTAATTGTAGCTACATCAGCTGGTACTGGAGCTAATAATGGTAATATTTATCTATATGATTTAGTTACTAAGAGTTGGGTGCAGGGTGATTCAAAATTAACGGACAATGTGAGGCAAACAAACTTTATTACAGATTGGAATGGAGATTTAGTTCATGCTCACACAAGTGGAACTGTGGTGAAATGGGATGATACATCAGTCGCTACTTCTAATTTATTATTTGCTACAAAAGATATGACATTTGGTCAACCGGGGCAAAGAAAGAAACTTCATAAAGTTTATATCACATACAAAGGAGATGCTAGTTCTTTAGTGGCTAAATATGCTATTGATGGTGAAACAGATTCAGGGGATTTTCTACAATTTAATAGCACCAATACTCCATTAGCTGACAAAAGTTCCTCTGAAAATTTAGAGCAATGGCATTTAGCAGAGTTAAAGCCATCTACATCATCTGAAGCTAATAATCTCTATAGTGCAAAATTCCATTTAAGTGGGTCTGCTGGTGCTGGTTTTGAGATTAATGATATTAATGTAGTATTTAGGATGAAAAATATAAAATGACAAGACAAGAAAGAATTGCTTTACATAAAAAGCAAGAAAGATTACAAGTTAAGGAAGGTTCTCCAAGTACGAATGATTTACAAGAAGGAGTCCCAGAATTAAGAAAAACATCGGAAGGCGTTGTTGAATATGTTAAACATAACAATGTCTTATATAAAAAACCATTAGATAAAGCATAACATTGTTGGTAAATTAGTAATATGGCAAGAAACCTTTATTCGGCTTATCGTAGTGCTGGAACCTCTTCAGGTCAGTACAAAGCAAGTTTATTTGATGTAGAGAGCAAATCAGATAAGATGGCATTTGCCGATAAGAGAGGTGCATGGGAGCAAGAAAAACTATCAAGAAATGTAGAAACAATAGGAGCTGGATTAGAATTAGCTAGCACTATTGCTGGCGGGTTGAAAGACAGGCAAGATTTTAAAGGAGAATTAAAGGCTGTTGGGAAGGAATATGGAGAGTTACAGCCAGATGCAAGAAGTTTTGGACAAAAATTATTTGGGGCTGAAAGAGAATATACTTTTGGAGAAGGAAAAGACGCTAGGACTTTTAGTAAAGCTGGAGTTGGTGTACAAGGTGGTCGTTTACTAGGAGAATCTATGCTTGACGAAGCTGGTATTGGATTTGGTAAAACTGAAACACCATTAGATGATTTAAATAAAAAATCAGGTGATGATACAAAGAGTGGAAGTAAATATGATGAAATGATGTCTAGAATACAACAGTACCGAAAAGATAAATGGGCTCCTGACGAAACAATAGATATGAGTTTGTGGGATTTGGGTGAAAAAAGCATAACTAATCCTCTTGGTGTAGGAGATGATGATACCAAGATTTCATTCATTAATTGAATAATGGCTAATACATTAGCATATAATCATTTAGCAAAACATGGAAGAAGCCATCCAGATGGTGGGCCTCGTGATACTGCGATGTATAAGACTTCTAAACTTGGCCCCGGTAAAGGAAAAGTATGGCATGTGAATGAGGACGAAAAACGACTTATGAATATGTATGGGCTAAGGGGAGAGAAATTAGTAGATGCAGTTGGTTCTGGAACAATAAATCCGAAGACTGGTAAAGAAGAGAAATTTCTACCATTTGTTACGGCTGCCGTATCTCTTGGGAGCCTAGCTTTGGGAGCATATTCAGCTCATCAGTCTGGAAAAATTCAGGAGCAACAGTCTAAGGATAGATTTATAGCAGCTGAAGAGGGTCTTAAATCTCTGGTGGGGGCTGAGGGGAAACTGGAAGAATCAGTTTTAGCGCAAAGAAATATTTTTGAACAAGAGTTTAGTAAATCAACAGAAGATTTAGCAAGACAAACTGGTATGTCTTTAGACCAAGCCAGACAAGAATCTACATCTTTAGCTGCTAAAAGTGGAATGGCTCGGTCTGGCACTGTCACAAAAGCTCAAGAGACTTCTAAGCAAAATATTGGAGCAGAAAGTAAAAGTAAAACTGAAGATTTGATTACTGAACTTGGTCGAAATATGGGTTCTGTAATGGAAAATTACGAAAGTCAGAAAGCAAGAATTAAAGCAGAAAGAGAAAAATTTACAAGAGAAAGAGACTTTGCAAAAGAGCAATCCGAATCTTGGTATTTAGGAAAGAGCGGGGATAAGGCAAGCAATACTACGTCATACCGCTCAGCTAACTATGCGAGCACTCTTTAGGAATTAGTATATAATGGCAGCTGAAGCATTACAAGCATTAAATAGGATACTACAATATCAACAGCAACGTGATAGGTCTGATGTGCAAGAGGCTTTAGGGTTGATGGAGTTTGCAGCTAAGAAAAGAGTGTCTGATTATAATTTAGCATCTAAGATGATTGAGGATTCTTCTAAATATAATTCACAACTTCAGATAAAAGTAGCTCAAGATTTTATACAAAAGTCTAATCTTGACCAATTTGCTAATGCTATGACTATTGACCCACAGGCTAAATATGAAGATGTGCAAGATAATATAAGTGATGTCGCTAAAGATTTAAGAGATAAGAAATACTTTAAAGGAGCTGAAGGAAAAGGAAGTGGAATTGCTTTTTCTAGACAACAATCTGAAGAAATAGCATCTGCATTGTGGGCTTTTAAAACAACTCAAGACCCTTCTTCAATTATGTCATTAGCTGAAGATATACGAGGTGTATATGGAAGGTCAAATGAAGCTATGGAGACTGGTGCAAAATTAAGTTCAAATGATGCTACAATGATTCATGCTTTCAAAAATCTTCAAGCTGAAGAAGGTATGTTGCATTCACTTAATCAAGCATCTGCCAGCCTTCATAATCAAGATGTTATAATGAAAGAAAGATTAGAAATGTTTCAAGGTGATTATAACTTTGATGAAGAATTAATATCTGTTCTTGAGCCAACTCAGACCGAAAAGATTGGTAAATCATTAAATGATATGGAAGTTGGACAGACCGCAGATATGATAGAAGGTATTATTGACCAACAAAAAGCCGAAAGTAAAGAAGATGATTTTGATATTCCAGTAGGAGGTATTCTAAAAGGTACTGCATTGACTGGAGCGATAGGAGCAGCTGTAACTGAATCCCAATCACAACGAGCTCAAGTTGACTTTTTAAAACAAGTTTCTGAAAATGTTGTGACTAAAGCTAGGGGAGATGCGTCTATGATGAACGCTTCTGAATTTAAGAAAAAATATAATATGACTAAAAAAGTTGCGGAGACAGCTGCGGGTAAAAAAGAATTAGCAAGGCAAGCTTTAGAATATGGTAAATCCCAAACTACTTTAGGTAAAGGTATTGCTAGAATAAAAGCTCCTTTTCAATGGGCAAAAGAACTTGACATAAATTGGAAGAGCCCTACTGCAATTAATATAGGTACCTTAGCGGCTCCAGTTGTATTACCCATGCTTGGTGAGGCAATTGGTGGAGATATTGGTCAAGCTACTGGAAGGACTGCAAGTACTGCTATATTAGTTAATCAAGTAGCTAGAAGTGGCATAGGCAAAAGAACATTTATGAATTATTTAATGAGTAAATTCCCAATAATAGCTGCCAAGGCTGGAGCTACTGCGATGGTTGACTCACCCGCTTTTCCTTTAATGGATGTTGTAGCTCTTGGTATTGCGGCCAATGACGTTATAGAGGTTTATAAAGAATGGTCTGATATATATAACAGTGAATAATGGCCGACAATCTTACAAGACAATTACAAGAAGAGCTAAAAAGAAGAGGCCGAACTGCAAGTTTAACTCAGATTGACAATGCATTAAAGAGTCTCTCGGGTCAATCAGCTCCTTCCCCATCCGCAGTTTCTGGTGGAGGATTATTTGGAGCAGGCCCACTTCCAGAACATGTAGAAC